AATATGAAAGAACTTATGGAAAAATTAGACGAACAAAACATAACAGTAGCAGACTATGGCGTAATGTCTAAAGTTATAGAGGCTGCTTTACAGAGAGGTGTAATCAGAGCAAATGAAGCCTCTACTGTTGGAAAACTATACGAAAAAATACAATTTCAAATGAGAAAACATAATAAGGAGAATCAAAATGCCGGACTTTCTAAAACAGATAATTAAAGAAACAGGAAACGAATATGCCAGTTTGGTAAGTGAAGGTGTTGAAGCAGGTGATGTAGATACATTCATAGACACAGGTTCTCATATTTTCAATGCATTATTATCTGGTAGTATTCATGGTGGCATACCTTCAAACAAAATTACAGCATTGGCAGGTGAAAGTGCGACAGGTAAAACTTTCTTTGTATTAGGTATGTGTAAATCTTTTTTAGATAATAATCCTGACGCAGGTGTTATCTATTTTGAAAGTGAAAGTGCATTAACAAAACAATTAATTGAAGACAGAGGTATTGATAGTGATAGAATGGTTATCATGCCTGTGACCACAGTACAAGAATTTAGAACACAATCCTTAACAGTATTAGACAAATATATTGAACAAAATGAAGCAGACAGAAAACCATTATTACTTGTATTAGATAGTCTTGGTATGTTATCAACTACAAAAGAAGTAGAAGATACAGCAGATGGTAAAGAAACCAGAGACATGACTAGAGCACAAGTATTGAAAGCTGCATTTAGAGTATTAACTTTAAAACTAGGTCGAGCAAAAGTGCCTATGATTATAACAAATCATACTTATGATGTTGTGGGTGCATACATGCCTACAAAAGAAATGGGCGGTGGCTCTGGTTTAAAATATGCTGCCTCAACAATCATTTACTTATCAAAGAAAAAAGATAAAGAAGGCACAGAGGTTGTTGGTAATATAATACATTGTAAGACACAAAAATCCAGACTATCAAAAGAAAACATGATGGTTGATGTAAGACTGCGTTATGATACTGGTTTAGATAAATATTATGGATTACTAGACTTAGCATGTAAGTATGGTATCTTTAAACAAGTATCAACAAGAATAGAATTACCAGATGGTTCAAAACAATATGCAAAATCTATCTATTCTGATCCTGAAAAATATTTTACAGACGATATACTAAAACAAATAGACGAAGCTGCAAAGAAAGAATATAGTTATGGCAACACCGAAATATAGTTATCAAGAAAACCCTTCAAATGAATTGACAGGTTTTAAAATAGAAGATGGTAAGTATAAAGATGTTATCTATACATATGGCAGAGTTTCGCCTATTGAAGAAAGCGAAAAACTAAGACTTAAATTTGAATATAATGTACATGAGAATCCAAACAGATGTAATACGGATTCTGGTGACTTTATAAATGTCATAGGTGATATATTAGCAATCGAAGTAGAAAAGGAGAATAATGCAGACAGCAGAGAAGATAGAAAGAACAGCCCTACGGAATCTAATACATAACGAAGATTATACAAGAAAAGTTTTACCTTTTCTTAAATCAGAGTATTTTCAAGACCGTAGTGAGCGTGTAGTATTTTCTGAAATACAAAAGTTCATATCTCAATATAATAGACGACCTACAAAAGAAACTTTACAAATTGATCTAAACAAAAGAAAAGATTTAAACGAAGACGAATATAAAAAAATCGTTGAGTTAATTTCTTCATTAGATCCACAAGATGTAGATTTAGAGTGGTTAGTTAACACCACAGAAAAGTTTTGTAAAGATCGTGCCGTTCATAATGCTGTCATGGAAGGCATACATATAATAGATGGAAAAGATAAAAAACACTCTCCAGAAGCTATACCAGAGATATTACGAGACGCTTTATCTGTTAGTTTTGATAATGCTGTTGGTCATGACTATTTACTAGATATAGAAAAAAGATTTGACTATTATCATAAAAAAGAAACAAGAATACCTTTTGATCTAGACTATTTCAATAAAGTCACAAAAGGTGGTTTACCCACTAAAACCCTCAATGTTGCATTGGCAGGTACTGGTGTTGGTAAAACTTTGTTTATGTGTCATCAAGCTGCAAGTGCATTGGCACAAAACAAAAATGTGTTATACATTACCATGGAAATGGCAGAAGAAAGAATTGCTGAGAGAATAGACGCAAACTTACTTAATATTTCTATGGAAGATTTACACATGTTGAATAAAAAATTATTCAATGATAAAATCACACAATTACAATCTAAGACAACAGGCACATTAATAATTAAAGAATATCCAACTGCTAGTGCAGGTGCAAATCATTATCGTGCCTTAGTAAATGAATTGGCTTTGAAACGAACATTCAAGCCAGATATTATTTTTATTGATTATATTAATATATGTGCCTCATCAAGATTTAAGGCAGGTTCTAATGTAAACAGTTATACTTATATCAAAGCAATCGCTGAAGAATTAAGAGGTTTGGCTGTAGAATTAGATGTGCCTATCGTGACGGCAACACAAACAACCAGAGGTGGTTTTGTATCAAGTGATATAGGTTTAGAAGACACCTCTGAATCCTTTGGGCTTCCAGCAACAGCAGACTTTATGTTTGCGTTGATCTCTAGTGAAGAACTAGAAAAGGCAGGGCAAATGCTTGTCAAACAATTAAAAAACAGATATAATGATCCAACACTTAATCGTAAGTTTATTATTGGTGTTGATCGTGCAAGAATGAAACTATTTGATATTGAACAACAAGCACAAAACTTAATACAACCAGAGGAGACAAAATATGTCGAACATAACCTTAAAGAAACGCAAGAAGAAAGCGCCGAAGAAAAGTACAAAAAGTTCCAAGACTTCCAGTTCTAATCTAGAGTATTCTGTAAAGACTAGAAAAAGAGGCAAAGGATATTCTTTTCAAGTAATCGAAAATAAAACAAGTATAGTGCAAACATTTAAGTTTCGTGAAGAAGCTAAGAAATTTGCAGATTTTCACAATAAAAATCAAGTTTGGAAAGTAAATGGGGGTATTCCTAAGTTTCTCCTTGACTAAATAGTTACTTTAGTATATACATGGGAGTAATGATGTTAAAGTTTAAAGAATACTTACGGGAACTAACTATATCGCCAGACTATCAACAAAAGGGGCAGTTTAATCCTTTTTATACTGTCACGCCTGAAATAGAAAAATCTGTTAAAAAAGAAGTCAAACCTAAAAAAGAATTAAAGTTTAAAAGTGTAGATAAAACCAAAGGCACCTCTCTTGGTGATAAAGGTAAATTTCCATTTCAAGTATTCGATGGTGATAAACAATTACCATATTCAATAAGTCTCAGAATGAAAGATGTCATGGGTCACTATGGCATGAAAACCCGAAAAGATTCCACAGCGTCAGCAAATGTAAATGAATTTATGTCTTTGTATTTTGCAAAGTACCCTAAGTTTACTGATGTTGCAACATTTTTAAATGATATAGGTGGCAAGACTGGTGGCACAGGTATTCATATGGTTGTCAAAGGAAAAGAAGAGGAAATTACTTTTGACTTTCTAAGACAAATGATTGATAAAGATGAGACGCCTGAAAAAGATATCAATATAGGATATCAAATGGCAAAAGCCGTTAGAAAAGATTTACCTAAAAAACCAATCAAATACTTCTGGACTGCTCGTGGAAAACCTGGTGGTATTCATAAAAATAATCCTAGTGATATTATTTTACAAATAGGCAGAACAGATTACATTGGTTATTCTAATAAAGCAACAGTAGGTAAAGATGTCACACCTAAATTCAATACAGCGATTCACAGTTTTTATAAAAAATTAAATGATGGTAGACAATATAAAAATGTAGTTGATTTAATGGACAAAGCATGGAATGATACAGCAAAAACTGTAAAAGGAAAAAATGCAAAGAAGGCTTTAAGTAAGTTTAATATTTCAAGAGAGAAACCTAGTGAGAGTATTAGTAAAAGAGCATTTGCAACATTGGCAAAAGAGTTTGCAAAAGATAAATTAAATTTTTATAAAGATGATTTTTACTATGGTTATAGAAATAGTCTAATTGATAATTTTGGTTCATATTTAAAGAAACCAAAAAACTTAATGTATTTTTTAAACACAATAGGAATATACATGTATCCTGATAGTGCTGATACTACACCGTGTCCGTATAAACTTTTAGTTGGTACAGAATCAAGTGCAACAATAAAAGATGTTGCAAGTAATGAAGAATACAAAGAATTTTTATTAAACAAAGATGTGAAAAATTATGGTGGGGTAAAATACATCTATGATGGTAAATCTCAACAATTTACTTTATCGTTTAAATATAAACTTTTAGGTATAGATGTGTCGATACCAATAACATCAAGGACAAGAGCTGCAGGTGGTTGGGCAGGTAAATCACTATACATTAACACACCAGGAATAAAAGTAAAATAATGGACTTACTAAACGAAGACAAGAATACACATTTAGAACATCTTGAAGATGACATAATCAACAATGGTTATGAAGGTGGTCAAAATGCAATAAACTTTTTAATTAGTTTGAATGAAATGTTAGCAGGACATAGTACAAGTAAACTAAATGTCACAACAAAATGGGATGGTGCTCCTGCGATAGTTTGTGGACCAAGTCCTGAAAACGGTAAATTCTTTGTAGGTACAAAGTCAGTATTTAATAAAACACCAAAAGTTAATTATACAATACAAGATATACGAAACAATCACGATGGTCCTGTTGCGAATATTTTAAGAGAATGTTTACAATATCTCTCTGGTTTAGGTATGAAAGAAATACTACAAGGTGATTTAATGTTTACTAATTCATCTAAAAAGAAAACACCATTTAAAGATCCTACAGGTAAACAAGAAGCAATGATTTCATTTCAACCTAATACAATAGTTTATATGGTACCCGAGAATACACCATTTGGTAAAAAGATCGCAAGAAGTAAATTAGGTATTATTTTTCATACAACATATAAAGGTAGAAGTTTTGATAAGTTAAATGCTAAATTTGGTGCAAATGTTTCTAAGTTAAGAAGAACACCAAATGTGTGGTTTGATGACGCAAGTTATAAAGATGTATCAGGTAATGCATTGATGACAATAGGTGAAAGTCAACAATTACAAAAGACTATAAACATGGCGTCAGGTTCACTAAAAAAATCAAAAGAATTATTAAATAAAATTAAAACAGAAAAGAATACTTTGTCAGTAGGTGTGCAATTAAAATCATATTTAAATAGTTTTATTCGTGCAGCGACAGATTTACCTAGTACAAAAGAAACAGCAAATAAGTTTAGAGAGTTTTACAAAGAGAGAACACAAAAAGAAATAGACGCAGTAAAGAGAGACACATCAAAACAAAAATATCAAACAATACAAGATACTGGTTTAAAATTTATTGATGATCATAATGAGAGTGTTTACTTTGCTTGTGCAACATATAAAACACTACAAACAGCAAAAGGTGTAATTATATCAAAATTAAACAAAGCAAAAAGTATTGGTACATTTAAAAGAACAGATAAAGGTTTAGTAGCAACAAATCCAGAGGGTTATGTTGCAGTAGATAAAAAAGGTAAAGCAGTAAAACTTGTAGATAGATTAGAGTTTAGTATTCAAAACTTTACAGCTGCAAAGAATTGGGAGACAGGTAGTAGAAATGTTGACATTTAAACAATTTTGTGAAGACGTAAGAAAAATGCCAGGTGGTGGGTATGGCGTTTATGCAGATAAATTTGTAAAAGGTAAACGAGTAAAAACACCAGGTGGCAAACATGCGAAAGAACTAAAAAAAGTTTACAAAAATGAAAAAGACGCTAATGATTACATGGCTGCAATAATGATAGCAAAAGGTGGTGGGTAATGATTACTTTTAAAGAATTTGCAGAGAAGAAAAAAAGAACATGTCCACCAGGGTATAGATACGATACAAACTTAAACCAATGTGTGCCTAAATTTCCTAAGTACAAATATTATGGTAGAATAGGACCAGGACCAAAACAAGAACCACAGAATACAAGTGGTAATGGTAATGCAAATGGTAATGGCAACGGAAATGGTAATGGTGCTCAACAAGGTGGTAATGGTAATGGTGGTAACGGTGGCAATGGAGGCAATGGGGGCAACGGTAGTTAATGGAAAGATTTTTAATTAAAGAAGGTTTATATGACCCAGGTATCTTCAAGGCATTTTTTCTTGCAGGTGGTCCTGGTTCTGGTAAAACATTTGTCACTAAAAAGATTACCGGTGGTCTTGGTTTAAAAAATGTAAATTCAGATACAGCATTTGAAGTTGCATTAAAGAAAGCAGGTTTATCTTTAGATATGCCAGCAAGTCAAGAAAAAGAAAGAGACGAAATAAGAGCAAGATCAAAACGACTAACAGCAAAAAGACTAGACTTATACATTATGGGTAGATTAGGTTTAGTTATTGATAGCACAGCAAGAGATACTAAAAAGATTGAAATAGGTTTAAGTGCTTTAAAAAGATTAGGTTATGATTGTTATATGATTTTTGTAAATACAAGTTTAGATGTCGCATTAGCAAGAAATGCTAAAAGAGATAGAAAAGTACCAAGAGACATTACAATTAAAAGTCATAAACAAATACAAGCAAATATGGGTTATCTACAAAGAATATTTGGTATGAAAAATTTTATTGTTATTGATAATAATAAATTCAATGATGATATATTAGAAAAGTCATACAAGATGGTAAGAAAAATAGTAAAGAAACCCATACAAAATTACACAGCAAAAATGTGGTTAAAAAAAGAATTAGAAAAAAGACAAATAAAAGAAGACATCAATATACCAATCAAAGTTGGTGATGTTGTAAAAGGTGGTAAGTTTAAAAACAAATCTATCACAGTTAAAAAGATAGGTAAAAATGATAAAGGTGATATTACGATAAACGACAAACCTTTACTAAAAGTTAGAATACCATCATTCAAAGAGTTTGCTGAGAAAGCACCTAATACTGCTGACGCAATGAAAAGATACAGAGCAGGTAAGGCTGGTTTCACAGACAAAGCACATCTAAAAGCAAAAGGTTTAATACCTAGAGCAGACGGAACAAAAAGAAAGAGCGACAAATACAAATGAAAACAATTAGTGAATTACTAAAAAGAAATACAGGTAGAAGTAAACCTGTCGTGTTTGCATTTGGTAGATTGAATCCACCTACGATTGGACATCAAAAGCTCATAGAAAGAGTTATTACAATAGCAAAAAGGGTTAAAGGCCTACCTGTGCTATATGTAAGTGCAAGTCAGGATAAAAGAAAAAATCCATTGACAGTAAAGCAAAAAGTAGATTACTTAAAAAAAGTATATCCACGAGGCATAAAGATATTACCAGCAATAGGAAGTGAACGCACATTTATGGAAATATTGAAAAATAGATTTGATAAAAAATTTACTGATGTTTATATGATTGCAGGAAGTGATAGAGTTGCTGAATTTAAAAGGCTAATTAAACAATATAACGGTAAGGACTATAATTTTGATACTACGGAAGTCGTGAGTGCTGGTGAAAGAGATCCAGACGCTACTGGTGCAACAGGTATGAGTGCTAGTAAGATGAGAGACTTTGCTATGAGAAATGATTACACCAGTTTCAAAAAAGGACTTATCACAGGCACCAAGGAGAAGGACGCTATGAAATTATTTAAAGACTTAAAAAAAGGTATGGGAGTGAACGAGGCTATGGCACCAGAAGATGATGGTTTAAGAATGATTAGAGAAAATTATCATAATAATGAAATATTTAATATGGGTGATATGGTTGAAAATACTAACAATGGTAATGTTGGTAAAATTATTAAAAGAGGACCAAACTATGTACAATATGAAATGGAAGATGGTGGTGTAGAGAAAGCATGGCTAAATGAACTAACACCAGCAAACAATATTGATAGTGAGATACAAGTTGAAGATGTTGATAAAAAGAAATTAGTATTACAAAAAAATGCTAGTCAATTAAAATCATTTAAATCTTTTGAAGAAGAAATCAATTCAGCAAAAGACGCACAGAAAAAAGATGTTGAAGATGAACAAAGTGAAACTGAAAAAGATGAAAAGAAAGATAAAAAAAGAAAGTTACCTATTGAAACACCAGGTCAACCAAAAATTGCAAATGTAGATACTTGGTCACAAGGACCAGATCAAGCAGATCAAATTAGAACTATGAGAACATTTAATATAAAAACACCTGGTCAAGTAAGAGACTATGGTAAATTAGTTGGTGATCGAAAGTTTCAAAAGTTTGAAGAAGTTGAACAA